GTAAAACGTATCTGGACCCATTTTTTCAACATCTTCATTTAGATGTTTATTCGATCCATAATATTTTTTCCAATCAGACTCAACCAATGTTTTCTTTCGACGTTTTCGAGTCTTTGTTATCGGCAATGTTTTTTGACTCCAAAAAAACTTCTTGCCTATGTATTTCCGACCCGTTGCTCGATTCGTTATCATGTATACAAAGCCATACACGTCTTTGTGATTGAACTCTTCGGGTTCCTGCCATTCTGTGCCTTGATAATGCCACGTCATATCCTTATTCGTTAAAATCTAGCTCATCTAGATCTTCGTCCTGTTTCTCACCACACATTGGACAAAATAAAACTATTTCGTCGTCTTCGTGGCCTATTATACTTTTATTATAACAATAATCACAATTGACGACTGTTCGTTTCATGTTTTATCCTAGTAGTTGTTTTAAGTTATCGTACCCACCAATCTTTTCTTCGTCAACTATAATCTGAGGAAATGTCCTTGCAGTTGGAAATGTTTTGAGCATTTCGTTTCTGTCAAAATCTATTCCATAATGCTTATAGCTAAACTTTAGTCCTTTCTGTTCACATAAGTTTTTGGCCATTGTACAAAACGGGCATGGCTCTTTACCCCAAATTTCTATATTCAATTCACTACTCCATTAATTGTCCAAAATGATAATAACATAAAGCCAAATACAGCAACTTGAATTACTGCGGCCCAAAATATCTGTCTCATTGGATGTATTTCTGTTAATTTTTCTATCCACGATTCACTCGGTGATAGGTTTACTACTTGTAAAACTTTTTCCGGTTTTGTAAACCATGGTACATGTATCATAGACTTAAACCGGCTAATGCGTTACTATCTATATCCTGCTTTACGCCACCGATTACATATGAACTAATTTCAGTTTCTTGTGGAGCAACTTGTACGTTACCTCCGCCAATCCATTTTTCAGTCCATGGTAATGGATTTGCCTGTGGAGTTACATAAGGGCAAGGTAATCCAATTGCTCTCATTCTTTTACAACCAATCCACTCGATATAATCACTTAATATCTTCTCATTTAGTCCAATCATTGAACCGTTCTGAAATAGATATTTAGCCCATTCTTTTTCTTGATTAATTACCTCTTCATATAAAGCAATTGATTCTGCTTCTAATTCTTTTGCAATCTTTTCAAAATCTTTATCTTCTTTCTTAAGAAGTTTTAGCATAGTAGTAGTTGATGCTAAGTGTACATTTTCGTCACGAGCAATCAATTTAATAATCTTTGCATTACCTTCCATCTTTTTAAGTTCAGCAAATGCCCATGAACACGCAAATGACACATAGAATCTTACACCTTCTAATGCATTAGCACTCATCATAGCCATCCAAATTGCTCGCTTATGATCCATTTTATTTGTCGGACCATGATTCGCATCAATCAAATCATCATAGTATTTACCAATAGACTTACCACAATCCATAATATTCTTTTGTGATAATAAATCATCAAATACAAAAGATGGATCTGGATAGATATTACGAATAATATGTGTGTATGATCTACTGTGAATTGTTTCAGAGAATGACCAGGTTTCAATCCAGTTCTCTACTTCAGGTAGTGATACTATAGGTAGAAATGCTAAGTTAGGCGCACGTCCTTGTACACTATCAAGTAGAATTTGTCTTTTTAAATTGCTCGTAAAAATGTGTTGTTCATTTTCTGTAAGAGCATTAAAATCCTTTTTGTCTTTTGATACATCAACTTCTTCAGGTCTCCAAAAGAAACCTAATTGTTTATCTGTGATTTTATCCATCTGTGGATATTTTACTTCATCATATCGCTGAATATCAACCGCTTCATCAAGAAACATATTTTTCAGTAAGTGCGATTTTTTATTCTTCTTCAATACAGCCATTCATTTTTCCTTGTTTTCTAAATCGTTTATTATAACCTTTCTTAATACTCTTTGTAACACCAGGGCTCGTCAAGTACTTATACCACTTTCTTGCCGGAGTAAGAGCATCAAACTCGTCACCGCCTTTTAAAGGTATTCTTTTTTTCTTCATATCTTGCATGATTCACAATCATCTTCGTCCTCGTATTGTGAACTCTCTCCGTCATATGCGTGATGTGTTGTTTCGTCGACCATTTCTCCAGCACCATCAAAAGTGTTAAAGTAGTACAACTGCTTTAGACCGTATTTGTAAGCCGTTACAAGATCAGTCAACATTACAGACATTGGTATCTTATTATCCTCATAGTGTTCTGGATTATAAGAAGTATTTACACTAATGCCTTGATCTATGTATTTTTGGAGAATAGCACAGATCTTAAGATAACCATCAGGAGATTTTTGATCCCACAATAAGTCATACTTATTTTTTAAGTGATGATAGCCAGGAACAACCTGTGCCATCACACCATCTTTCGACTGTTTGTAACTAACTAATGCTCGAGGTGGTTCAATACCATTCGTGCTATTAGAAATTTGAGCGCTTGTTTCCGCTGGCATAAGTGCCATGAGTGTGGAATTTCGAGTACCTGTTTCTTTGAGTTTCTCACGAAGCTCGTTCCACGGTAGTCTTTCCGTATGCTCTATTAAATTATCTAGCTCTCGTTTATATGTATCAATTGGAAGAACTCCACCGGCGTATTTTGTATCATTTTTTAAGTTTATTTCACCTTTTTCTACTGCTAATTTCTGTGAAGCTTCGATTAAGTAATATGACCATGCCTCTGCATATTCATCTACTGTTTCAAAGGCTCCTTCGTCATATTTAAGACCACGTTTGGCCAAAAAGTATGCTAGGTTAATAACACCAATACCTAGTGGTCTACGATTCATAGTCCCAACTTCAGCTGCGCGTACAGGGTAAGACTGATAATCAAGCAACTCATCCAAAGCACGAACAGAAAGATCGCAATATTTTTTAAAGTCTTTGGGTTCATTGATTAATCCCCAATTGATTGCTGATAGTGTACATAGAGATATTTCACCTTCATCTGGATTGTCTGATAATGGACTTGTTGGTAGATCAATTTCGCAACATAGATTGCTCATACGTATTGGAGCTTTCTTTGCAATAAAAGAACCGTGATCATTTGCATGATCTACATTCATAGTATATATTCGGCCTGTATCTTTTCGTTGTTGCATTAGAGTTGAGAATACTTCTGTTGCTGGTAAAGTCTTTTTACGAATAGAATATGCTCTTTCATATTTTTCATACAGTTCTCTAAATTTATCTTGATCGTCAAAGAACGACTCATATAACCCTGGAACATCATTAGGATCAAAGAAGGTTATATTACCACCAGTCAACAGTCTTTCATACATCAGCTTATTTAACTGGAATGCATAGTCCATATGGCGAACACGATTTTCTTCAATGCCTTTATTGTTTTTAAGTACTACTAGATCTTCAAATTCGTAATGCCATATAGGTAGATATACTGTTGCTGCACCACCGCGGACACCACCTTGTGAACAAGATTTTACCGCAGCTTGGAAATATTTTAAGAATGGTATTAATCCAGTATGTACAACTGAACCATCACCGACTCTTGCGCCCTCGCCACGAATAGATCCAACTCCAATACCAATACCAGCTTTTTTACTAATATATTTTACGATGGAAGTTGCAGTAGCATTAATAGAATCGAGACTATCGCCAGATTCGATAAGCACACAACTTGAAAACTGACGGGTTGGAGTACGTACTCCTGCCATAATTGGTGTAGGTAACGAGATATAGAATAAAGAAATTGCATCATAATAGTCCTTCACGTATTTCATACGAGTTTCTGGTGAGTAATTAGAAAACAGCGTTGCAGATATCATCATGTACAATATCTGAGGAGTTTCGTAATGTTGCTTTGTTTTACGATCTTGTACTAAGTACTTACCTCTAAACTGTTCCATGCCAGCATAAGTGAAGGTATCATCACGATCGTGTTTAATATATGCGTCTAGTTCGTCAATTTCATCGCGGTTATATAACTTCATGATATTGCCGTCATAAACTTCTCTATCGACATTATCAATAATAACACGAGCTAATGAATGCGGTTTAAAATCACCATATACTTCTTTACGAAGCTTATATGAAACTAATCGAGCTGCTACAAATTGGTAATTAGGAGTGTGCTCAGAGATTAATTCTGCCGCTGATTTAATAAGAAGCTCATGTATATCATAAGCAGGTATTTTGTCGTACAGTTGTATATTTGCTTTAAGCTCTATCTCAGAGATTGATACTCCGGATATATCGGCTGTGGCCCATTCTAAAACTTTGTGTACTTTCTCTAAGTCAAAGTCTTGTGATGTTCCGTCGCGCTTGGTTACGTGCATCGTCATAAGTGGTTGTCCATCATTCATAGTCAGTTAATTAATTAATAATATATATATTATAACACAAAACCTAGGTTTTGTACATGGTTATTTTTTCTTTTTTTCGAGTTTCTCGATTCGTGCGATGAGTTCTGGGTATACTTCGAACTCGTGTAGTTCCTTGCAAGGATGTGAACACTTTTCAACTTCATCTAATCTCTGCGCAGCAAGGGGATACTGCTTTCTAAACTTAGCGTCTTTCTTAGCAAGTTCAAGGTCGTACTTTTCTGCAAAGTGTTGCATAAATCTGTCTACTTGTTTTTGAAACCAAATGCCGCCAGTTGTGCCCTGAAACCAGTTATAGAATGATGATCCTATAACTGAACTAAGAATAGATTTTAATGATAGTATGAGTAGAAAGTACATTACTTTTCCTTAGCAAGCTTTTTAATAGCTTTAACGTAGTTAGGCATTCCATGATCTACAACTCCATCAAAGAATTTCCATCTTTTCCAAGAGTTAAGAATACCATAGAATGTATCAGTCCAAGTTGGCTTAAGTTGCTTATCACCAAATCTATTAAAGTAAATCATTTGACCGTGATGTCTAAATCCTAACCATGCGGGTGGGATTCTACATACGATATCGTTATTATTCATAAATCTATAATGATCTGCATTTATGTTTTTGATGAAGTGTTTACCACCGACTCTTGGTGAACCGAATGTAAATAACTCTTCTGGAGTATAACGAGTTGTAGCAATAGTGGCCATAGCTGCACCTAAAGAATGTCCAGTAAAGTATACGTCTTTTCTTACTTTTAACTGGTCATTATGATCAAGTTCTTTTACAATGTCCATCCATACGTCATCGACTTCTTCTTGGAATCCACCGTGAACTTTACCACCGGCTTTTGCAGTGTTTTTAATCACCTTTAAATCTGCTAATACATCATTTAGCTTAGAAGGTTCTGTTCCTCTAAAAGCAAACCATAGATCATTTCTATCCTTTGCGATGAGTACTTCAGCACCATCTCTACTAATAATTTTACCTGACGCAAATCCTAATTTTTTACAGGCCGTGTCAGCCGGCTTAGGGTTCATATAGGCAATTGCTGATAGCTTTGCTGCTACTTCTGCTCTTTCCCATACCGTCATATCATCTTTCATTCTACTCATTTTCTTTCTCCACTTTAATTTCCACTGCTCCGCCATCTTCATCATTTATTGTCACGTTCCTATAGTAAACTATCACCTCACCGAGCTGATTAATATATCTTTTTATTTCCTGAGTATTATAAGACATCATCTCGTAATCCTCAACACTCATAGCAACAAAGACTATATCACCTCCGTGCCTCTTTTTAATACCATCTATAAATTTATCAAGGTGTGTATACCCTTCAGGATATAAATCTTCTCTTCCTAATTTACAGTTTGGTTCTTTAGTCTCTGGATCTTTTAAGCAATTCTCGATTACTTTGGCATCCGAAACTACATACCATTTAGGTTCTTTTAAATCAATTGCTCTTGGTAATACCGGTTGAACAATATCTATTTTTATTGGTTTTGTTATAATCTCAACTTCTCTTGGAGCCTGTTGGAGTAAACTACAACCACTAATCGTTAAGAGCGCTAATACGACTGCTGTCATCTTCAATTGCATCGAATACCTCCTTGGTTGCATTATTAATTCTTAGTTCTATCATACCCGGTTTGGCACTAGCTAATTTGGCAATATTATGTCTACGGAATATATCCATATACTCTGACATCTGCATTTCGTATTGTTGATTTTTTATCTGTAAACCACCCAAGGCTTGAGTGGTCTTTTGGAGATTATTTTGAATGGACTCGATTGTGGCCTTTTGTTCCTGGTCTCTTAGGTCTTGGGCTAGAATCACTTTAGTTTGTTCTTCGAGTTTATTTTTCATAGGAACAACTGAGAACTGATAATACATCATTCCAGATAAACCCATAGCAACAATAATTCCAATCAATAATTTACTCATACTATAACCTATCGACGTCTATACCTAATACCTTTTTAATAGCAGCTTTAAGTTTCTTTTCGTCTGTTCCCCAATGCTTGCTCATATTATTAAACTTTACTGTAGTTCCCGACACCTTAACATCACGGCCTGACACATCGTATCCGGCCTTTTTAAATGCAGCTTCTACGTCACGTCCGTATGCTCGGTTTTTAAGCTCGAGTTCAGTTCCTCTCCAGTATCTAAAATCATACTTAGATAGTTCTTCTTTAACTTCTTTTTTAGCTTCAGCTGTTTTCCTTCTATTAAGAATTCTTTCAACAAATTTACGGCCAGCTTTTGTTCTACCATCGTAAATGTTTTTCTTCTTCTTTTTCTTATCGTGCACTGCATCAGATGGCATTGATACACCACCAGCTCCTACTGAATTAGCTGCGTCTTCCCATACGTCTTTAAATGTTTTCATCTTTTTATATCCGCACTCGTTATGAGTATTTGTTGTTTAGTTAAAACATGTTCTACTTGATACACGTTTAAACCAAAAATAGAACCGCTAGGTTCTGTAAAATCTAGTACGCTTACCATACTATTTATATGTGCAATCACTTCAGCCGTTTGTGGAGACGCAATATCTTGCACTAGTTTATATTTACCAGGAGCAAGTT